AATTCAATATAAAGATAAAATTCCAGAATCTTGTTTTAAAGACGCAGAAAATCATAAAATAAAAGGTTACGGAAGAGTATTAAGTATTGAAGCATTAAAATATAGTTTAAAATACAATGGTCTTTGTTTAATAGTTTTTCCGATTTATAATTATGGACCTGAAATGTGGATAAAAAATGAGAACGACAAATTTTTAGGAGGACATGCTATGACAATTGTTGGTTACTTAGAAAAATGTTTTATTATAAGAAATAGTTGGGGACCAGATTGGGCTGATAATGGTTATAGTTATTATTTTTTTAGTGATTGGGGTGCCCACTGGGAAATTTGGACAACTATTGATATTAACGGTAGTAAAAAATTAAAATTTGCTTCACCACAACCATCACCACTTGTTAANCCNAATAGACCATCTACTCCAATTCCTATACCTATACCGATAGTTAATACTAATAAATTTTTAGATTTAAAAGATGTAATTTTGAGAGATAACGATGAACCCTATATTAAACCACCATCAACGCCTAGCTCAGAAAAAGAAGAGCAATCAGAAAGAGAGAAAGAATTAGAATTAGAAAATTCAGAAGATTCTAACTATAATATACAACCATCTCCCAAACCAATCAACCATATTTTAAAAATGTTTGAAGAATTATTTAAAAATCTTAAAAATCTTTTTTTTTAATAATTATTATGTAATTTTAATAAGTATGATTTATTAAAATTACATTGGGTGGGGTTCGAACCCACGAGGCTTTCGCCATACGAACTTGAGTCGTACCCCTTAGACCACTCGGGCACCAATGCAAATAAAAAATGAATAGAAATTTACTTTTTCTACTATATATATGTATTAAAATTTGTTTATATTATTTTATTAAATATTTATTTTATTTTTATTTATTTAATAATATTATTTTATTAAATATTTATTTTATTTTTATTTATTTAATAATATTATTTTATTATATTAAAAATAATTATAGAAAAATGGGACACTTAAAGTTGATATTATTGATGTAGTATATAGATTTCTTACTGTGTTATTTGAAAATTTAACATATATTAAACTTAAATCCATTGACCCATATGTTGAAATATAAACCCAAATAAATTGGATTAATAATGCAATCAAAGCATGTTTATCAGTTAATATTATTAAAGGTGGGTTATAATAAATATATATACATGGTAAAGTATGTAAAATAAAATTTCCACTATGAAATTCAATAAATCCACAATTTATTTTTTTTCTTATTTTTACAAACGCATAATTATCATATATAACACTACTATGAAATGTCACAAAAATTGACCAAGTCCAACAATAATTTATACAATAAAATGTTGCAAAATTATTATAATAAATATTATAAATTAATATAGCAATATTCCAATGTGTAAAACTGTTTAATTTTATATTTTTATTACAAATATTTACCATATTATTATTATAATAATAAAATTTATATTCTTTAATAATTATAAAAATTGATATATTTTTAAATAATATTAAAAATATATTAATAGTAACTAAATAGAAGAAATGACATCACTTAAGAAGCCGATTATTATTTCGTTTGATGGTAATATTGGTTCGGGTAAATCAAGTGCTGTACAATATTTTAAACAAAATTTTGATAAGTTTTGCAATCTTAAAACTTATCATTACAAAGTTTGCTTTTTAGACGAACCAGTAGAACAATGGGAATTTATTATTGATGTAGAAGATGGTAAAAATGCTATTCAAAAATTCTATGAAGATAATGAAAAATATGCATTTCCGTTTCAAATGATGGCTTATATTAGTAGGTTAAGTCTTTTTAAACAAGCATTAAAAGAAGATTATGATATTATTTTCACAGAAAGATCTATGTTTACCGACAAACATGTATTTGCACAAATGCTTTATGATAATAAGAAAATGAATACTATTGAATATCAAATTTATCTAAAATGGTTTGATGAATTTTTAGAAACCATTAATAATATTAAAACAGTTTATATTCGCACTAGTCCTGAAATTTGTGAAAAAAGAGTATTAAAACGTGCGCGTCTTGGAGAAAATATCCCATTAGCATATTTAAAAGATTGTCATCATTATCATGATAGATGGTTAAATGACATTGGTAGAATTGAAAAAGGCAATGTTTTAATTATTGATGGAAACGAAGAAACAAATACTAGTGTATTTATAGAAAATAAATATTACGAAGAGTTAATGGATAAAGTTTATAAATTTATGAATTAAGGAAACCTAGATTTCCTTATGTTCCTTCCTATTAAATATTTTTTTTTTATTTTTTTNTATTTTTTATCTAAAATATATTTTAAAATAATTTAAAAGCAAACTGTTAATTTAAAATATAATTATATGGATCCTGTTGTTGAAAGTGTTGATACACAAAAAGATGTCAATGTTGAAACTTATGCGTTTCAGGCTGAAATTAATCAATTAATGTCTCTTATTATTAATACGTTTTATTCTAATAAAGAGATTTTTTTACGCGAATTAATTTCAAATTCTTCAGACGCATTAGATAAAATTCGTCATCAATCACTTACTAACCAATCTGTATTAGATACAAATAATGAACTATATATTCGTATTATTCCAGACAAAACAGAAAATAGTCTAACTATCGTAGATTCAGGTATCGGTATGACTAAAAATGATATGATTACAAATCTCGGTACTATTGCACAGTCAGGTACAAAAGGTTTTATGGAAGCGATGCAAGCAGGTAGTGATGTAAATATGATTGGTCAGTTTGGTGTAGGGTTTTATTCAGCATATTTAGCTGCAGACAGAGTCGTTGTTACATCTAAGCATAACGATGATGAACAGTATATTTGGGAGTCAAGTGCCGGGGGTTCTTTTACTGTTAAAAAAGATGAAACAGGTGAAAGTCTTGGGCGCGGAACAAAGATTACTTGTTATTTAAAAGAAGACCAACTTGAATATTTACAAGAAGGTCGTCTAAAAGAACTTGTTAAAAAACATTCTGAATTTATTAACTATCCAATTAATCTTTATGTGGAAAAAACTACTACAAAAGAAGTAGAAGATGAGGAAGAAGATGCTTCTGAAAAATGTCATGATGTTAAAGAAGACAGCGATGAACCTAAAATTGAAGATGTAGAAGAAGATGAAGAAGAAAAAGCAAAAGCAGAATCAAAACCCAAAAAAACAGTTACAGAAGTGCATCATGAATTTGAATTACTAAACAAACAAAAACCAATTTGGACTAAAAAGCCAGAAGATGTAAGTTCTGAAGAATATGGTTCATTTTATAAATCTCTTTCTAATGATTGGGAAGATCATTTGGCTGTTAAACATTTTTCTGTAGAAGGTCAGTTAGAATTTACAAGTCTTTTATATGTTCCAAAGCGTGCTCCATTTGATTTATTTGAAAACAAATCTAAAAAACCAGGAAATATTAAACTTTACGTGCGTCGTGTGTTTATTACTGATACTTGTGAAGAACTTATTCCCGAATGGTTAGGTTTTGTAAAGGGAGTTGTAGATTCTGAAGATCTTCCACTAAATATTTCCCGCGAAATGTTACAGCAAAATAAAATTCTTAAAGTAATTAAAAAGAATCTTGTTAAAAAATGTATTGAATTATTTGGTGAAATTAAAGAAAATAAAGAAGACTTTGTCAAATTCCATGAACAATTTGGTAAAAATATTAAACTTGGAATTCATGAAGATTCTGCTAATCGTGAAAAACTATCTGATTTGCTTATGTTTTATTCTACTAAATCAGGCGATGATATGGTAACATTTAAAGAATATATTGAAAATATGCCAGAAGACCAAAAATCAATTTATTATATTACAGGCGAGAGTAAGAAAGCAGTAGAAAATTCTCCATTTATTGAAAAATGTAAAAAACGCAATTATGAAGTTCTTTATTTAACTGATCCTATTGATGAATATTGTGTTCAACAGTTAAAGGAATTTGATGGAAAATCTCTAGTATGTGTTACAAAAGAAGGACTTAAATTTGAAGAAAGCGAAGAAGAACAAAAATGCTGGGAACAACTAACAACTGATTACGAACCTTTTACAAAAAAAGTTAAAGAACTTCTTGGTACTAAAGTAGAAAAGGTAGTATTAAGTGAGCGCGTCGTAGATTCTCCGTGTGTGCTTGTAACAGGTGAATTTGGTTGGTCTGCAAATATGGAACGCATTATGAAAGCACAAACACTTAGGGATAGTACAATGACTTCTTATATGATGCCAAAGAAGACAATGGAAATTAATCCATCGCACCCTATTATTAAAGAACTTAAACAGCGATTTATTAAAGATGCGGGTGATAGTATGTTAAAAGATATTGTAAATTTAATGTTTGAATCTTCAATGATTAATTGTGGGTTTAGTCTTGAAGAACCATCTATTTTTGTAAATCGTATTAATAATATGATTAAAATGGGGCTTTCTTTAGACGATGACGATGGCGATGATAGCGAGGATGATGAACCAAATGCAAAAGTAAATATTAGTGATGAAACTTTAGTTCCAGAAACTATTAAAACTGAAGTATTAGAATCTTTAAAAACGGATAAAAGTGATGTTGAAGTTGTTGAAGAATCAAAAATGGAAGAAGTGGATTAATATGGGGAAATCACCCCATACGCGATTTTTATAGGTTTCCTTATAATCCTTCATAATTTTAATAATTATAATATTTTTTAATATATAATGAAAACTAAAAAATATTATAAAAAAAGAAAGAAAGAAAAAAAGAGAGAAAATAATAATACTAAAAAAAAGAGAGAAAATAATAAAGATAAAATGTTTCATTTTTATGATGATAATGAAAATTTTTTAACAGGAATTAAATTTAGTAATGATGGTGAAACTATAGAAAATATTATGTGTACAAATAATATAATATGTCATAAATTAACCCCGACATATAATAACAATGTAAATGAAAAAGTTTCAATAAAATTTTTAAAATCTTATTTAAAAAAAATAAAATCAAACCCGATTAAAAATTTTATAAGTTATAGACAAGAGCAATTAACAAGTAATAATGGCGAAAATAATGTATTTTTTGATCCAAATTGTGGATTAAATAATAAGGATTTTCATTTTTTAAAAGACCCAAATTTAAAAAATATTATTGTTGGTTTTGATATGGATAGTACGCTACATCAAACTGAGTATTTTTTAAATATACCATTACATATATTAATTAAAAAACTTTCTATTTTAACAAAATCTAAAATAACAATAAATGATATAGGAGAATATTATTTTGGAGGAATTGTTAGATTAAATAAAATAAAGGAAGTATTTCAAAATTTAAATAAAACAATAGGAATGCAAAATGTTTATGTTATCACTGCAAATCCAAGTTCTTTGCTTAAAGAAATAATACCAAAATTATATAGTAAATTATTTAATGTAAAATTCACAAAGGAAAATGTAAAAGTAGCAATTAAAAATCAATTAACTAAATATAATATAATATTAGATATTATGAAGAATTAAAATGAAACCCAGATTTCCTTTAATTAAGATTGACTCATAAATCCACCATCAAATAGAATTTTCTCTATTGTATAATATGTAGCATTTGTAACTTCATAAATATGGTTTGTATATGCATTATAAACTTTATATTTATAATCTACAATTTTAAAATTCATCAATATTAAATTGTCTGTTAAATGGTGTGAATTTCTTATAAATTTGTGTGATAATACTTGTGAATATTTTGCATAAAGTTTATAAATATGAATTATATATGACCTATTATTGGTTACATATTCAAAATATTTAAAACGTGTAAAATCATCCTCATCGTATGCCTCAAAAATGTCACAACTAAATTTTTTTAATTTATTAATCATTATAGCTTCGATACTTTTCAATCTTTTTTTATGATAATAATCTTGTCTAACATTGTGTAAAATTATATATTGAATATCATCTGGTAATTTTGCATAAATATTATTTATTGTTTTTCGTTGTTTATAGCTGCGATAATATGCTTGAATAATAATAGCATATTTTATAAAATAATTTATTAATAATACATTGTGCGAATTATTATGAAACCAGCAAAAATATTTATTATTATATTTGTATAATGTTTTATGTTTATTTTTACAAGTTTTTCCATTTATATTTTTACATTGGCATCTTTTTGGCTTATTAAATGTTGTTCCAATTATAGTATTATTCATTATTACTATAATATTTATTTAATAATAAATTTTCAATTTTAAAAATATATAATAATATATTACAGGCAATAATGTATGCAAATTGTAACATAATAAACCCAAAAAATAGACATTTATTTACTTTTATTATGTTACACCCAATGCAATGTGATTCAAATTATTTCAATGATTTTTTAGAATATTTTGAGAGAATAAATAAAGCAAAATATTTATATGATTCTATTAAATTTATATTTCCTGAATCGCCAATTATGGATATAGATTATCCAAAAGATAAACAATATAATGTAAAATCTTGGTATAATTATTATACTTGTTATGATAATTTAAATAAAATAGATAAAATAAATGCGCAAGATTTTGAGAGAAGCAGTGAAAGAATAATAAATATTATTTATAATGAAGCATTTATATTAAATAAATTCAAATCTATTTATTTAGTTGGTGTTTCTCAAGGAGGAACATTATTATTTAATATTTTGAATAAATTACCACGTTCAGTTGGTGGTATATATTGTATTAAAACAATATATATGGATAAATATATAAAATTAAAAAATAATAAAAAAACTCCATTGTTTGTTTTTTGTGGTGCGAGAGACAATGTATATAATTATAAATTTCAAAAAATTTGTTATGAAAAATTAAAAAAAAGAAAATATAATATAAATTATACTGTTATAAATGATTTAGACCACTATAGTATTAGCAATTATGAACATAAATTTATAATACATAATTTTATAAATAATTTATATGATAATAAATTATAAATTATAATACATAATTTTATAAAATTATAGATTTTTTTATAAATTTAGAAAATAATTATGAGAGAACCAATAATTATAATATTTAACTATTATAATGGTAACTTGTAATAATTTAATTAGCAAATATAATTTAAATAAAGAAAATATTAAAAAATGGTTAATTGCTAATCACCCTGATAAAAAAGACCACCCAAATAAAGATAAAAATGTAACCAAAGATGAATATAATACTATTATTGAATGTTATAAAGAAAATAAAATTAATAAAACTTTAAAAAATGAAATAAAGAAGGAAATGCAAGTTACTAAAAAAAATCGTGCAAAAATTTTTAGTTGTATGCGTAAAACAGCAAATTTCGGTAAAATATTGAATCATCATAAATTTGATAAAAAATCTTTTAACGAAAAACAATTTTTAGATGATGTAGCAGAAGCATCACCAAAAATCATACAATTAATGAAAAATATTGAAAATTTAGACGCATTGGATCAAAAAAATCACGGAAAAAAATTTAAACATTTCATTTTTTCTGATGTAAAAGAAGGAGGGTATGGTGCTAAAATATTAGCATCCGCTTTTATGGCAGCTGGTTTTCATAATGTTGTTAAAGCCAAAAAACTACCTAAAGTACAAAAATTACAATTATATATTGATTCTAAAGATGGAACAGATAAAAATTTTGGATTATTATGTTCAAATGCAATATATGGTTCTACATTTAACGAAAAAGTAAAAAAAGAATTATTAACATTATTTAATAGTCGACCAAATAACATTTTTGGAAAAAAAATAAGGTTTATAATATTTGATAGCGGATTTAAAGAAGGTATTGATCTCTTTGATGTTAAATATGTTCATATATTTGAACCATCCATGACTATTGCAGATTTAAAACAAACAGTTGGTCGTGCTACTCGCACATGTGGACAAAAAGGATTAGAATTTCAAGATGGAAAAGGTTGGCCGCTTTATGTATATAATTATTATTTAACAGTTCCAGATATTACAAGAGATACTTTTGCATCTACTAAATTTTTAACATATAATATAACAGTTCCAAAGAATGATGAAAAAGATGAAGATATTCTAATATTTAGAGATATTGAAAAATTAAATGATGCAACTATGCTTTATAGTGAATTTGACAAAGCAATGAATAATTTAAGTAAACAATTATTTGAATTAGCAGGAAAATTATCAGTTGATTTTTCTTTGACAAAAAATATGCATAATATAGACGATTTAAATGAACGATATATGGAAAAAGATTTTTATTTAACAGGCGGTTCAAAAGATATTTTTAAAAAATTAAATAAAAGTTCTAAATATTTTAAAATAGATTTTATTAATTGCAAAGGTAATTGCAGAAACAGAACAAGTAATGATGTTCCCGTAAGCCTTGATTTTATGAAACGCATATATAAAAAATATGGACATCCAAATAAATATTTACCAAAAACTAATCAACGCAAAGCATTGTGCGAATATATGGTTTCAAATGAAAATTATTGCAGACAATTAAATAATGAATGGTCTTTGCGTTATGCATATGTTCCTGAAATTATTGAAAAAAAAACAAAAAAAAATATAAAAGACGACCTTGATGGTTTAGATTTAGATGGTGGAGATGAAGAACCAATTGATGCAGATTATGATTCACTCGATTATGAAGGAAAAAAAGAACCATCTTTAAAGACACCAGTTACAAATGAAATGATACCAAATACTAAATTAAGTTTTGTTGCAATGAGAAATTTTATTAAAACAAAATATAATTCAAAAGATTATATTTGGGAACCATTAAGTATTGAAAATAAATGTGTTCCAAAAGCCGGAGAAAAACCAACTGCCGCACATGAAATTGAACTTAATCCAACACAAAAATTTATTACTAACTATTTTTGCCCTCAATCTCCATATAAAGGAATGTTATTATGGCATTCAGTTGGAACAGGAAAAACTTGTACAGGGGTTGCAACTGCATCTATGAGTTTTGAAAAAGAAGGTTATACTATATTATGGGTTACTCGTACAACACTTAAAAGCGATGTATGGAAAAATATCTTTGATCAAATATGTCATGCTGTTTTAAAAGAAGAAGTTAAATTAGGTGTTACATTACCTGAAAATTTAAGTAAACGCAAAAAGCGTTTGAGTAATAATTGGTTAGAGCCAATATCATATAAACAATTTAGTAATTTATTATTAGGTAAAAATAAAAATTATGAAATTTTGAAAAAACGTAATGGTAGTGTAGATGTTTTAAATAAAACTCTTATTATCATTGATGAGGCGCATAAATTATATGGTGGCGATTTAAAAGCAATTGAAAGACCTGATACCAATGTTATGGAAAAACTAATAATGAATAGTTATAAAAAATCAGGAAAAGATTCTTGCAAATTATTATTAATGACAGCAACACCCATAACAAATAATCCATTGGAGTTATTTTCATTGACAAATTTATTTCTTACTAATGAATCCGAAAAAATATCTACAGACAAAGAAGAATTCAAAAAACAATATATGACATCGGCAAATATATTAAGTGAAAATGGTGTTAAAAATTTAGCAAACAAATTATCTGGTTATATTAGTTATTTAAATCGTGAAAAAGATCCCACACAATTTGCACAACCAATTATGATAAATGTTCCAGTATTAATGACTCATATAGATGATGACAAAGTAAGACAATTTATATATTTAAAGAAACAATTGGAAAAAGTAGACCAAAGTGTTTTAGAACAAATTAAAATATTAAAAGAAAAAATAAAAGAATTAAGAAAAGAATATAAAGAAAAGAAAGCTAAGGCAAAAGAATATAAAAAATCAAAAGCTATTAGTGAAGAAGAATTAGATGCAATAGATGAAGAAGTAGAAAAATTAAAAGAATTAATTGATAAATTAGCAGATGAATTAAAAGAAGCAAATGAAAATAAAGGAGTTACAAGCGACACTACAAAATTAATGAAAGAAAAATTAAGAAGAATTAAAAATTCATTAATACAAGAATATATATTATTTACGAAATGTAAAAATTTTAAATATATTGACTCCATACCACATACCGTAACTAAAAAAATGTTAAAACTTGTAAGTAATAAAAGCAACAAATCTTTTTCTAATTCTCGCGATTCATCATATGTACGTTCAAATAAAACTTCTTTATCAGAAACATATAATCCAAAAACAAAAAAAAGCACAAACTAAAACAATAATTATAAAAGTTTCTCAAATTAAATTATATTACTAAATAGATTTAAAAATTTATAATATTTATTAATTAACTATTAAATATTATAATGTTTTTGCTACAATTTGATGCTTGTAATCGCGATGTATTGGGATTAGCTTCTATAGGGTTCGTTTTATATTATGATTCAACCGTGGTTGCTAAACAATATTCAATGTTAAACGAAGCCTATGATAGCAATTATGCAGAATATAAAGCATTAATAAGTGCCTTAAAATATGCTTCTAAATTAGAAATTAAAGATTTATATGTTGAAGGAGATGCTAAAATTGTAATAGACCAAATTAATAATAATTGTAATATTAAATATGAACGCGTTAAACCATTACATAAAGAAGTTAATATTTTAAAATCTAATTTTGATTTTATTAATTTTGAACATATTTATAGAAAATATAATACTTATGCTGATTCTCTCGCAAATCAAGCACTAATTGAACATTTTCTTAAATAAAATAATAATATTTTTTAATTATTTTTATAAAAAATATTATTAGTTTTAAAAATTATCTAATGTTTGAAAGTTTTTCTGCACATTGGATCTTTTAACGCTTGTGGGAAATTTTTTCCTGTTTTTTTGCAGAAAGCTTTTACGTGCATTATCCATTTTGAAGGTGGTCTTTTTCCTTTTCTTGTTCCTTTTCTTGTTCCTTTATGTCCTTTTTTCATTTTATCTCCTTTTTTTGTTCTTCTGCTTCCTTTTCTTCCTTTTCTACTTCCTTTTCTGCGTTTTCCACCAAGCATAGAACCTGTTTCAGGACCAGCATATCCTTCTACTCCTCCTTCTTGTGCTTCTTGTGCTTCTTGTTCTTGTATTAGTTCTGCTGCCATTATTATTTATAATATATAAATATATTTTAAATTTTTTTAAAATATTAAAATAGAATTATTAATTAATACATAAAACCAGGATTAAAAAATAATGCAAAATAACACTAAAATAAAAGATTCATGGAAAACTTTATTTTCTAAATATAATAATAAATATGAAACAAAAAATAAAACATTAAATAATATACTTGATTCTCTCAAAAATAATGAATTTAATATTTATCCTAAAGTAGAAAATATATTTAAATGTTTTGAATATTTTGAATCAAACGAAACTAAAGTATTAATATTAGGACAAGACCCATATCACGGTCTAAATCAAGCAACTGGTCTATGCTTTGGAATAAATGAAAATCTTATTATCCCCCCATCTCTCAAAAATATTATTAAAGAACTTAAAAATGACCTAAATATTAATTTAACTAATAATAGTTTAGAAAATTGGGCACAACAAAATATTTTGATGCTTAATGCTTCATTAACTGTGATTGAAAAAAAACCCAATTCTCAAGCAACATTATGGTTTGATTTTACTGATTTTATTATTGATGAATTAAATAAAAACGAAGAACCTATTATTTTTGTAGCTTGGGGTGCATTTGCACATAATAAATTAAAAAATATTGATACTTCTAAACATTACTTAATAGTTTCATCCCATCCATCACCATTAAGTGTTTATAAAAAATATAAAACCTTTCCATCGTTTCAAGGTTCAAAACCATTTTCACAAATTAATGAAATATTACAAAAAAATAAAAAAACTTTAATAAATTTTTAAATTTTGAGAGAAACAAGAATTATTACTTCAAAAAGTGTTAAATAAAAAATATATATTAAAATAAAACCAATATATATATTTTTAATTTTTAATTTTTAATTCTTAATTTTTACTCTAAAACAGTATTAGAGTATTAAAACTTCTTTACCAGTAGAAACGAGTAGTGAACTTTGCATTGTTCCAAATCTCAAAGTTAATTCCACTCAAATGTTCGCGCATGCCAGTCATTTCATCAACTGGCAAGAACTTGTTTTCGTCCTTGTTCAAGATGACTTCTTTCAGCCAAAGCCTCTGGACATCCTTGGGGAATCCAAGACCTTCGCAGTTTGCCTTGAAATCATCCTTTTCAAAGTTCATGAACTTTTCCTTGGAACCCCTCTGAGCAGCACTCATGATTGACCGCTTGATCTTTGCATGGTACTTCTTAGTCAGGAAGTCAAACAGTTCATTTTTCCGCTTGTCAGACTTCCCCTTCAATTCAACCTTGGAAGTCTCGAGTGCCTTAATCTGAACCGCAAGAATCTGCTCAGCAAAAGTCGCCATTGTTATGTAGATGTTGTTTATGTGTGTTTGTGTGATATCTTGATAAAAGTTAAAAAAATTTCTATTCAATTTTTTAGAGAACCCCCAAACTTTGAAATTTTAATAAAAAAAAGAAAAATTGAATCATTATTAAATTTGTTATTAATATTATTATTAATTAAAAATTTTATTATTAATAATAAATATAGATGAGTTTTTATGCAGTAGCAAAAGGACATAATATCGGCATCTATTATTTTTGGAATGATTGTAAAGAACAAGTAATAGGTTATAACGGAGCAATTTATAAAAAATTTTCAACCGAACCAGAAGCAGAGGAGTATATATTAAATATTAATTCTGTAAGCACTGAATTTTTTGAAAATATTTATAGTAAATTTGATGATTCCAAAGTAGATTATTTTGTTTATACTGATGGTTCTTGTTATAATAATGGTAAAATAAATGCAATTAGTGGAGTCGGAATATTTTTTGAAGAAAATAATAATAAAAATGTATCAAAAGTTATTAGCACATTAGATTTTAATCATACAAATAATAGTGCAGAATTATTAGCTATTTTAGAAGCTTATGAATTAATAAAAAATGATTTAGTTAATAAAAAAATATGTATTGTTACAGATTCTGATTATAGTATAAAATGTGCAACAAGTTATGGTGAAAAATGTGCAAAACAACATTGGAATAAAAATATTCCAAACAAAAATCTTGTCAAAAATTTATACGAAATCTATAAAGCTAATCTTAATTTAAAACTTAAACACATTAAAGCACATACAAATGGACAAGATATTCATTCTTTAGGTAATAAAGAAGCAGATAAATTGGCTTATAATGCAGTTAAAGAATATAAGAAATAATAATTTTTACAAAAATTATATATAAAAATTATTTTATATTATCTCGTCTATTAAACCATACTCAAGTGCTTGTGTTGAATTCATCCATAAATCATGATAAAAAAAATATTCTAATAATTCTTCATCCATGCTTGTGTTTTCTAAATAAATATCTTTTACTACATTCATAAATGTATCTACATTGGCATTTAAATCTTTTATATCTGTTAATGAACTTACTTCTTGTTCTTGTAACTTTACTCCATGAATCATTGCCAAAGAATGTTTATACATAAAACGCTGTGTTCCCGCAACAGATAACAATGTGGCTGCTGAAGCGGCATAACCTCTGATATAAGTATATACAGGAACTCCTAAATTTTTTATTTCATCTACAACTGCTAAAGTTGGTAATAATGAACCACCCGGGCTTTGTATAAATAAATTAATATATGGAGGATATTTATCATTACTTAATGCTTGGTTTCTATGATGCATTAAAGCCTCTGTTAGTTTAAAACAAGTTTCATCATTTAATCCACCTGTAAAATATATATTATTATTTACACGATTATTATTATTTCTTTGCAATATTTTTAATGATTCATAATTAATATTATTGCCATTATTATGGTCATTATTGTGCTCATTTTCATCATTCAATAATATTATTTTTTTATTATTAACATTGGCATTTAAATTAATCAATCCGTTTGATGCTAAAGTATTCGTTAAAAATATTCTTCTATTCAATAAATTGTTAATATTGAAACATTCTACGTTTTTAAATGAAGATACCAAAGCAATGATATAGATAATATGTTTAAATCCGAAAAACATATTATATATTTTTAAAGATAATAAATTTTAAAAAATTTTAATAAAAGAAAATTTTAATAAAAGAAAATTTTAATAAAAGAAAATTTTAATAAAAGAAAATTTTAATAAAAGAAATTTTAATAAAAAAATTATTCACATTTTATTCCTTTGCTTGAATAAATAATACTATTAGATTTTTCTTTATTTTTTCTATTATTTAAAATACGAAAATAACTTTCTAAAGTTAAAAAACTAAATAATGAACCATTTAAAAATAATAAAAAATTTAAGTATAATGTTAAAATTAAATTGTCGTTTAATATATTTGAATTATAATTAATATAATTTATTGTTACACCAAACAAGCATAACGGATATCTAAAATAAATATACAAATAACTATTTATTTTCTTTTGTGTTATTAAAGTAATTTTCTCATTTTTATATAAACTCAAAGTTCCATATTCAAGTATTCCAGGAATTCCAGAACAAGCAATATAAGCCATCACATATTGATTTGTTTCCAAATAAAGAAAACACGGAAGAACCCCACATAAAACAAATAAAACATGATGAAAATAGTCGTAATATGTTAAATTTTTAAAACTAATTATATGATATAAATGTAACGCAATAATATAAAAACTAGAATTATAACTTTTGATTAATGGGGATAATTTTAAATATGGATTATTATTAACGTCCCCAATGTGTCTTGTTGCTATATTTAAAAATTCAGGATAAATATTTACACTAATAATTAAATTTATTAAAGAATGCAATTGAAACCATCGCGAAATTTTACCAAAACATATAACAAGACAACGATCACAACAAAATATAATAAATAAAATATATAAAAAATTATAACTATTGTAATAAGAAACTTTATAATTATCAAAGGTTTCAATTAATGTAATATTAGAAGTATAGTTGTTATAAACAACATCATAATATGATGAATCATTATAAACATAACTCAAATAACTTTCAAAATATATTTTATTAATATGAAAACCATTTGTTGCTTCGCAAAATATTTTATCTATAGAATTTAATATAATAGTGCAGTTCATTATATATATTTATTTTTAATAAATTTAACAAGTAATATTTATATTAGTTTTTAAAATTTATTAAATTTTAAAAACTATTCCAAACCACTATTATCTTCTAATGAGGTCATCATACTTGCTGATACATTATTTAATAATGGGTCATTATTTAGTATTATTATGCAATCTTTTAACTTATTTATTATTAATGTTAATTTTGCTACAATAATAGAATCGTCAGTATATGTTTCTTGAAGATTTTTTAAACCATTATTAGCACACATAATTGCATTCTTTAAATTATTACGTATATCATCGTGTGATGAATTTACTATAAATTTTGTATATTTTTCTATTTTATCAACTAACTCTACCAAATAGTTTATTGAACTCTCTCTATTATAACCATTATATCTTCGTTTTATAATTGAAAAAACAGATTTACTATCCACAGATAACGAAGTATTGCCTGGTAATAAATTAACAGCTAGTTTATCATTCTGGTTGACTTGTTTTAATACTTCTAAATCCAAAAGGATAGTGTCAATATCCATAAAATAAAAAAATATAATAAAATATAAAGTATTATTTTTAATTTAAAACCAAATATTATTTAATTTAAAACCAAATATTATTTAATTTAAAACCAAATATTATTTATTTCAAACCTAGTGCTTCTAGTTTTATTTTTAATACATTTAAACTATTTTTATGTTCATGATAATGCTGTAATATTTTATTTTGCCGTATTTTGTTCCAACATATATTGCATTCAATACACGCATGCTTTTCGCTATAATGCTGTCCTTCAATTATTTCTCGTTTTCCATAAAAATTACAATATTTACATCTGGTATATGCCTTTGCACACGCAGGATACTTATCACTTGGAGTTATATTACCATTTAAATGCCTACGCAATTCTGCAGTTGTACAACATGACACATCACATCCTTCATTTGGACACTTAGATGGTCCTAGTAAATTACGCACCATATCCAACTGTGTTGTATGACAATAATAATTTGTGACATATTTATTACATATATCAATAGTACATCCACATCCATTGTATGATTTTTTTGAATATCTACTTCGATTATTAATTGATTTATTTAATTCATAATAGGTACGTACACAAGTTAAACACCCGGGTGACATGCTTTTTGCGTTTTCACAACATACAGGATGAACCGGTAAAGTAGCAATATCCTGACAAATACTACAAGTCAATGCTTCTTTTAAATTGTCAATGCTCGTCATAATCAAATATTATGTATTATCTTATGTTATGTAATGTAATGTTGTTCTCAGTTTTTATTAATTTTTTTATCAATTTTTTTTGCATACTTTTCTAAAATAAGTAATTGTTGTTGATCATTTACTCCACTAATCTCAAGAATATTTTCTACAATTTGATAGTTAATTGGAATATAATTTTTTACAAATAATTCAAATAGCTGTGTTAAATAATATTCATTTTGTTTATTATTGTTATCTATTTTATCAATATATTGTAGTAAAACTTTTATATTAAAACTATAAATACCACCATTAATAAATTTTATTTGTTTCTCTTCTTCATTGCAATCTTTCTCTTCAACAATTTTACTTATTTTATTGTTTTCTATTACTATTCGTCCATAACCATGCGGGTCATCTATATTTGCAATTAATATATTACAAAATTCTGTATCATTTAATAAATTATTAATGCTTTCAACGCTTATTAATGGAACATCTCCGGATAAAATACAAACATTACATATGTAACTTGGCATTTTTTCTAAAAATTTTTTACAACATAATATAGCGTGTCCAGTACCCAATGCTTCGTTTTGCATAATAAAAGAAATTTTTGAAGCTATAACATTGGTATCTAGATATTGTTCTAATGTTTCTTTAAT